TGTCCACCGATGCAGTTCGCCAACGGGCTTCCGCCCGCAAAGAGGATCGTCCAAGCAGGGAACATTCCCGGTTTGGCATTTCCTCTGGCTTACATGGTCACCTCCAGTGTACCTGGTGTACCTAAAACGTACAAAGCCCGCCTCGTCCCGTCGTCGTATCCTCCAGCAATGCTGGATGACGACTGGAAGTCGTTGGGCACTACCGCCATTGCTCGGGTTAAACCGACCAAATCGCCAGCTGACCTGTCCACTACTGTGACGGAGCTGACCCGCGAGGGTCTTCCGTCCATGGTGGGTAAGTCAGTCGCGATGCGGAAAGCTTCATTGCGATCCGTTGGCTCTGAGCATCTCAACTACCAGTTCGGGATCAAACCGATCCTTTCGGACGTGAAATCCACGGCCGGAGCACTCGGAAAGATCGATCATGTGATCGACCAGTTCGAGCGCGACGCTGGCAAAGTTGTGCGCAGAAAGTACACTTTTCCTACAGAGAGTGAGTTGGTCTTTACCCAGGATCTGGGTAACGTTGATCCGGCTTCCAACATCGGCGGTCTGTATATGGGGCCTTCGGCCTCTAACAGAATCGTCATGGAACGTCGCCGGACACGTCGCGTCTGGTTCTCAGGCGCTATGACCTACACGCTTCCTCCGGGCATGCATGGCAGATCGGCGTTGAAAGACGCTCTGCTCAAGGCTGACCGCCTTGGCGCTGATCTCGATCTAGAGACGATCTGGAATGTTGCCCCGTGGTCATGGGCCGTGGATTGGTTTTCGAACGCGGGGGACTTCGTGTCCAACGTGAACGATGTAGCCAAATACGGCCTAACGTTGGTGTACGGATATGTCATGGTCCACACAGTGGTCCAGGACACGTACACGTGGACGGGCGGGTTGACCCAAGGGCAAAACCCGCTGCCGTTCTCGGCGGTGTCCACTACCCTCGTCACTGAGACGAAGGAGCGGCACCGCGCCACGCCTTTCGGTTTTGGAGTAGACATGTCGTCCCTGAGTGGGCTACAGCTCTCCATTCTCGGCGCCCTCGGCATTAGCCGTGGTCGCTAAGGCAGGAATCACTGCAACACCAAACAAGGAGTCACTGTTATGGCTTTCACCGATCCTCTCTCGATCACTATTGCCGGCACTACGACGTCCCTCCCCCGGGTCTTCACCCAGGGGAATAAGTCGATGTACGAATCGAATGACGGGTTGATCCTCGTCAGTCCTTCGCACACCTACGGGACTCGTAACCGTCACGTGATCAGACTGGAACAGTCCAAGATCACGCCAAATCCTTTCATTCCCACGCAGAACACGGAGGTCGGTCTGACCGCCTCTGTCCTGCTGGATGTGCCGAAGGCAGGATTCAGCGTAGCAGAAATCGTTGCGGCCTGGAAGGGCCTTAGCGACATGCTCGCTGCGTCCTCCTACGGCATGGTCACCCGCCTTGCGGGTGGCGAATCGTAGGATTTGGCTGGACTACCAGTGCCTAACCCCCACTGGGAGTGGAGTCAGACAGTGCAGGATCCATCTACCCGAAGGGAGATGTGTGAAAAGCCTGTTACGGCTCTACGGCTGGGTACTCGCAGAAGCGGGTACCCGGTGCTGCACGCGCACCGATCGCGATTGGAAAACCATTCGCGAGCGCGTCGAACATGAAGGGTTATCGTTCTTGACGATCACCCTGCCCTCGTTCGGTGAGGACCTGGAGAGGTCCCTCGAGCTTGGGTCTATTGAGACGCACGCTTTCCGGTCTTTCCGGAAGCGCGGAGCAATCCCACTGTTGTTTTCGGGTATGCTCTCTCAAGTGTTCGACAGAGAGTGTGGTACTCTCCTTGAAGAACCATCGGTTGAAGCAATTCGGTCCCTCCGACAGGTTTGTCGCCTGTTCGGGAAGATCGAGCTCCCGTGCTCACAAGCACGCGAGGTTGCTGCATACCGTCAATTCGTCAAGACAGAAGGACAGGTCGTTGCTGCCACTGCGGGATTGACTCCCCGCATGCTCAACGACTTTCGGAGGGTCGGTCGGTTGCTGTTCCGAACCGCCTTCAGTCAAGTGGAATATGACATCTTCCACGGACTTTTACTTCCGAAACACGGGCCGGGCGCTACGGCGGACGGACTTAGAGGAAACTCGAAGTACCGCCAAACCGAGTGGCCGGAACGTCTAGAGACTTATTTTCCCATGCTCGACATGATCCTAGGATCATATCGTAGCTGGGAGTCTCTCGACTCAGTGACTGTCCTCTCCCCGGAACAGGAACGACCGGTTAAGGTC